TGGTGTTAGATCCGTGCGCGGTTGTCTTCGCGTTCGGAAATCATTGTCGTGGGGTGGACTCTCTGTCCAGTCCCCGACAGAACGCTTCATATGCCTGAGCGGCATTATGAAAGCGGTTGTAGAAATCCGGGTCGTGCATCCGGCTTCCTACTCGCCTAGCAACGACGTTTGTCAGATGCAAGGTGACTTTCGTCAAGGGGTCTCCCATTAGGACCCCCTGGCGGAGAGTGACAGACCGTATTCCTATCCCCATTTCGGGGGCGGCCTGTCCTACGGTATTCATAACTCCGCTAGCGAAGAAGAATACTGTCCGGGGCTTGTAGCATGTAGCGATGACTATGCCCCGTAAGATCGGTGGAATGCCACATTTCTGCATCCATCGATCACCCAGATCCCGAGCGACTTCATGCCGCTTTTGGTCTGTGGCCTCCTCAAAGTCAGTTGACGAATGATAGAGGTCTTCGAAGGTATCCGTCCTCTCGACGTACCCTTCGTAGCTGTTCTCTTCGCGGTGTGCGAGTTTGAACAGTTCGTTTCTCTCTTCTGACGACATTTGGTCGATGAAGAGATTCCACCCGTGATTGGCTTTTGCCATTCCCGAGTGACTGCTCCGAAATGCTTTCTTTAGCACGTCGGAGCATAGCTTGTTAACAAGATCTAAAACGATCTTGAGACAAGCACGGGCCTTGGTAACGCTTCTCGCCTTACCCGGCTCCTTTACCACCGTCAGGAAAGCCATTCGTAGCTTCTCCAACGGTGTTCGGAGAGTTTGATCCAAACAGGACCAGAAAATTAACTCCCCGATAGAGTGACCTGTATTCATATCGATGTATGTGGTCACCCTTCCGGTGCTCAAATCCCGTACGGGTATCTGTTCACCAGCTTCCACGGCGTTCAACATTTCTCGAATGCTTTCCGTGGTCCCTCCGTCCTTCCGGGATTTCTCCCAGGAGGCGGATGTTGTGACCGTAATTCTCGACTTTGTCGAAAGTCCGGTCATCGCCTCGTCTGGTACTAGTGCTAGTATCTCATCGAGGCCTGCCCTAAGCAGCTGCCGTGCCGGCATTGCCATGGGTTCCTTTACAGTTGAAACCGTTCGCAAGAACTTCATTTTCGACTGTAAAGTGACAGACGGTGGTGGTGTTCCACACCCCCTCGTCTGTGACAGGATACCAATCAGATAAGTCTGGCGGTATCCCGAGCAGTTCCCAACCCTTGACCAAAGGTTTGAGAACTGCATGCACCAGCGAGGGGGGGTCTCTCCCCCCGCTAGTGCTTGCTCGAGCGTCCCACTGTGTGAGTGACGCTTGAACCACTTGCGTGCGCCCTTTAGTTGGGCGTACGCGGTTTGGATAGAGAGTCCTGTTTCAGTAAGCTCTCTATCGAGGAATTCATCTCCGATCAAGTAAGAGATGTTTCCAAGTGTGAACAGGTCAAACCTGTCCCATGTCCACACTTCTTCGGGATAACACAAGTATCGTTGCGTGAATATCCCGTCTACGGTCTTTAAAAGCTCATAGAGCCGCAGAGACCGTGCCCTTTTCTGTGCCAACTCAGTGTGGTCAGAAAAGGTTTCAACGAGCTGCTTCTTTGTGAAGAGTGGATCGTTGCGACCTGAGAGAAAGGCGTTAATCCTCGATCTCAGGTTCCGGGCCCAACCCTGGTTTGGGTTGGCCTCGTTACACATCACTGTGAGCGCTTTGCCCCAGTGTGTGTGCCTGTAGATGACGTTTCTTTTTACTTCATCTGCAGCTATCGATTCGAACCGTATTAGGTTCTTTTTCGATCCTTCCCACGCGGGTCCTAGGACCCGCGGGGGCAATGGGTCCTGGAGACGAATTCCATCTCCGGACCATACGGAGAGGGTGGGCGATTTCCCCATCTTCTCCGCAAGTACGCGGCCCGCGTGTATTTTCCACGGGTCCTCGTATTTCATCCTGAACGAGGAGGTTTTCCTCGCACGGATCGTGAACGTCGCACCCTCCATTTCGAGTGCGGCGTCTTCCGATGCCTCCACGCCACTTGTCGCGGATCCATCGTCATCTGAGTCGCCCTCGCTAGCGGGGACGGACTCAGCCAGGTCTTCTGCCTCAGACAAGAGGGTCAGGAGACCATGAGAGGAAGGGGCGGGATTCCCGTCCATACCCTCTACAGAAAGGAAAGTTCGCGTCACGGACTCTCCTTCCTTCTTCTTCTCCTCGAGGTGGAAACCCCGGCGGAGGAGAAGGTCTCGATTCCGCTTAACTGAAGTGGAACCAGAGAAACGAAGAAGTAGGGCTGATGGGACCTGCTTCGTCGATATGAAATGCTTTCCCTCCGTATAAGGGAGCAAATCATTAGGAACAACCGGGACATTCTCCATGTCCCGATTGAACCATAGTGGGAATCGCGCCATTTCTGTGCGGACCCCCACTGCGAATGCTTTTTGCGGCGGTAATGCCGCGATTGCTTCGTTCCTAACTATGC